TCTCCGGATCGGGCGTGACGTTGAAATCGTATTACCAGGGGACGTTACGCGAAACGATCACCGACAGTGCGGCAGGGAAGATCACCGCGGCGAATCGGACCGGCGTCTACTCGTGGGCGGGCGGGGCGACGGGGGAATACGATGATTTTCTCGTGGAGGACTTAGTGGCCGGTGGGGCGGCGGTGATTGCTCCCTTTCGCTTTACGCTGTTAGGCGTGCAATGAGTAAACCGATTGTCTTTGAAGCGGCGATGGCGCATACCGGCAATCCCTTCGCGCTGGATGCGGATGGGGATGCGACCCTGCGCCTCCAAGTGCCCGCCCAATGCGTGAAGGTCCTCGCGGACAACCTCGATCGCCTCTTTGGCGTGACCTTCGTGGTCAGTCTCTCGGGATTGGCCTCTAAAGTGGACAGGAGTAGATGAAGGGCAAGAAGACCGGCGGCCGGCAAGCGGGCACGCCGAACAAACTCACGGGGGCGGTGAAAGAGATGATTCTGACCGCGCTCGAGCAGGAGGGCGGGATTGAGTATCTGCGGCATCAGGCCCGGCGCAATCCCACGGCATTTCTGCAACTCGTGGGGAAGGTGCTGCCACTCCAGGTCAATGCGGACGTGGCAGGCAACCTGACCGTGAGTACGACGGTCGTGCATGAGTACCACGCCGCCTAGCCGCGAAGTCCGGATGGTCTGGCGCGGGGTGGTGGCGGAGTTTCTCCAAGACTCCACGCGGCTGATTGATTTTGAGGGAGCCTTTCGCGTCGGCAAGACCACGGCGGCGTTGTGGAAGGTCTTCAATTCGTGCGTCGCGTATCCGGGGATTCAGTGGCTGATTTGTCGCTATAGCGATGGAGACACGCAGACCAAACTTAAGCCGCCGTGGCGGGCCATCTGCCGGCAGGCGGGCATCGTGGTGGATTGGGATTCCACCGAGATGTGCGATGTCTTTCCCGAGATCGAGGGGAAGCGGAGCAAGGTCTATATCTTCGGAATCAAGTCCCAAGACCAAACCTCGCGCTATGGGAAGTTTCGCGGCATGACGCTGGCCGGCATCTATAACGACCAGACGGAAGAACTGCCGCACGACGTGTTCCAGGAAATGATGGGCCGTCTCTCTCAGCGCGGGTATCCGCATCAGTTGCTGCTGACGCCCAATCCGCCCGAGGAGACGCACTGGCTGGCGGATGAATTTCCCGAAGATAACCATCTGGTGGGCCGGCGGTACTACTCGGCTCCGATTCACGCGAACGCCCACAACCTGCCGGAGGACACGATTCCGGGGTTGATTGCGGCGTATCCACCCAGCCACCCGAAACATCGCTCAGCGGTGCTCGGGAAGCGCGGGTTGAACGTCATCGGCAAGCCGGTGTACGGCGGCGATCCGGAAAAGGGCGTGGACCCGATGTTCAAGCGGGAGCTGCACGTCCGGCCGCTGCGCTATAACCCGGCGCTGCCCCTGATTACCAGCCTGGACTTCGGCAAGCACCATCCGTGCGCGATCTTCCTGCAGTACACGCCGTGGAATCAGCTGCTCCTGTTGGGGGGATTGATGGGGCAGAACCTGTATCTGGAAGACTTTGCGCCGATGATTCTGCGCTATCGGGCGGAGTGGTTTCCGGAGGTGAGTCAGCATCTCGAATGCTGCGATCCGGCCGGGGCGCATGACAACTCACAGGGTGTGCGCAACAACGGGATCAAGGTGCTGCAGGAGCACGGGATTCATCCGGTCTACAAAGAGAACTCCAACGCCCCGGATGTGCGATTGGCGATGGTTGAACGCCTCGCCGGGTATATGCGCAAGCGGACGCCACAAGGGGAAGCGTTTGGCGTGGAGGCCGATCGGCAGCGCTGGATGCTCATTTCGCAGGACATCGCGAAGTCCTGGCCGTTTCTCGCCGATGGCCTCGAAGCGGGCTATGTGTGGGACGAGCACATGATTTCGATTGCGGGGAAGCCGCTGCGCCGACCGAAGAAAGACGGCTGGTATGAGCACGGCCAGAACTGCTTGGAATACGGCGAACTCAATTTCGGGGGCGCGCAGCCCAGTCAGGCGCAGATGGAGCGGCAAGCGGCGCGGCATCGGCAGGTGGCGTTGCAGCAGGCGCAGCGCGATCCCGACCGCTTCCAGTGGCGGAAGAACCCGGAGACGATGCGGAGGGTGCCCTATTGAGTTTCCAGAGCGGTGGTGATCTCTGTCTCGGCTTCTTTCAGACGTTCTGGGATGCCAAGTTGCTTCCAGAGCTTCCACAGGGCGCGCGCGTGCTCGAGATTGGCTGCGCGGAAGCCGATTGGCTGAGCGCGATGCGGAAAGCCCGCCCCGATCTGCATATGACGGGCATTGACTGGCGCGGCGATGCCAGACCCGCGGCGGATGAACGCATCGTGGGCGATGTGCTGCGGCATCCGTTTGCGCCCGCCTCCTTCGACGCGATCATCGCGGTGTCGATGCTGGAGTGGTGCGGGGTCAGCAAATACGGCGACCCGATTCACGAGGGGGGCGATCGGGAACTGTTGCAGAAAGCTGTGACGTGGCTGAAGCCGGGCGGCTGGCTGTATTTCGATGTGCCCTATGCGCCGGCCGACAACCCCCGCAAGGGCCGGAACGGGATCATGCGCGTGTATGACGATGCGGATCTCGCGCGGATGCTGGGCGACGAGTGGGTAGAAGTGACGCGCAGACACTTCAGTGGCGATGGACATCCGGATGGGCCGTATGTCGCGCTGCTGATCCGACCACGGGAGTAAGTGATGGCGAGCAAATGCTACGGCAACGACAAGAACGCGAGTAAGAGCCAGACGAAGCCCATGGGCAAGAAGGGCAAGTAGTGGCGCAGACCGGCGGCTCATTCCCGGCGCTCAGCGATCGGACCAAGAAAACCATCGCGGCGCCCATTCGCATCACGACACCGAAGAAAGGCAAGTAGATGGCGAAGCAGAGAGACCCGTTTGAGCTCGTCCTGAACGATACGTTAAGGCACGCGCTGGCCGTGTATCTCTGCGACGAGATTCAGCGCGGCTTGGATGCCCGAGGGAACCAGGAGAAAGAGGTGGATTACTGGTGGACCATCTACGAACAAGCGCGCACCCGTAGCCATCAGCCCAATCGCGCGGACCTGACCTCGTTCCTCGCCTCCGAGAAGGTGGATGCGCTCCAAGCGCGCCTCCTGCGCTCCATCTGGACGGATCCGATCTGGTCGGTGGAAGGCTGGGGCGATGCGGCCGACCGCGCCCCCTTTGTCGAGGAGTTTCATCAGTGGAAAGCGGAAGAGGAAGGGCTGCAGGGGATTCTGGACAAGCTGTCGTTGATGGCCCTGGTCGAGCCGCGGGGCTTGCTCGAAATTGCGGAAGGCACGGAAATGCGTGCGGTGCGGAAACGCATCCACGCGAAGCTGGTGACGGACCCGACGACGGGCGGAATCGTCTACGACGAGCACTTCCAACCGCAGCACGAGATGGACGACGACGGCCAGTTCATCGAAGCCGGCCCGGACGAGCCCTCGGCGCAGACGGTGATTGATTCGTACGAACGCGTCCGCACGGGGCCGGTGTACCGCGTCCTGCCGTATCGGGATTCCCTCATCCTCCCGGCGCATGCGCGCGACAAGCAAGACATCTACGGCTACGCGAAGCGATTCTGGAAGCTCTATCCGCAGCTGCTCCTGCAAGCCACGCAGGGCTTGTACGACAAGGACGCGGTCGATCGCATCGCCGGGATGCAGGAGCGGGAACCGGATGACGCGCTGACCCGCTCCCAGGCGGCGGTGGCGCCGGCCGAGAAGCCGCACGCGGAAACCGAGCTCTGGGAACTGCTCATCCTGCTCGACCTGAAGGCGTTCTGTCAGACCTACGGCGTCCCAGCGCCACGCGGGACGAAAGCGGGCGCGCGGTGGTATCTCACCACGCTCCATCTGAATACCAATCAGCTCCTGCGGATGCAGTTCGATGATTTGGAGCGGTCGCGGTTCGTGCCGGTGATTCCGTTCCCGCGGCCCGATCGCGCCACGGAGGGGTTCTCGTTTGTCGGCCACAAGCTGATTACCACGATTGAAGAACACACCGCCTGGCGGAACATGGCCGCCGACCGCGCGGCGATGCAGGTCAATGCACCCGTCAAGCGCCTCACCGGAGCCTTGTGGGATCCCATTGAGCAGCCATGGGGGGCGGGCGCGGTGATCGATGTGCGGGATCCGCGTGAGATTGAGCCGGTCATGGTGCCGGATCTCACCAATGCGGTGTTCCAACACATCCAGATGATGGAGCACACCGCCGAACGGATCGCGGGCATCAACGACATTGCCGCGGGGCAGGTCACGGACCAGACCAAGACCCTCGGCGAAGTGCGGATGGCGACCGCCAACGCGGAAATCCGCATGGATGTGGTGATTCGCCGGTTCCAGGAGGCGATGGAGGACATCTGGCAAATCCGCCATGCTATCTGGCAACGGGTGCTCGCCGAGTCCCAGGACGGCGAAGAGGTGCCGAGCTCGCTGATTGGGAACCTGGAAGGGCGCGGCGTCGCGATTGACGCGTATCTGCCGGACAAGAAGATGACCGCCGCACTCCTGGAGGGGGCGTTCCGGGGCAAACCGCGGGGCAGTGTGGAAACGGCGGATCCAATGGCGATGCGGCAGGACTTTGTCACCTTCCTGCAAACGCTGTTGCCGTTGATGCAGGCGTTTCCGATGCTGCAGCCGATGTTTCAGACGCCCCAAGCGGCCCGCGCGATGGGGCGGCAGGCGTTACGCGTCTTCCGCGTCGAGAACACGCAGGCGTTTCTGGGCTCGCCCTCGCAGGATCTGGCGATGGGGCCACCGAACCCGATGCAGGGCTTGTTACAAGGGCTGATGGGTGGAGGCATGCCGCCCGCGATGCCGGGAGCTGGCCCGGCCGCACCACCAGGAGGGCCGATGCCTCCACCCGCAGGACCGCCAGCCCCACCGTTTCTCGCGCCGGGGAATCCACAGGCGCCACCGGCATGAGTGTGAAGCCGTTTAAGGACTGGAAGCCCAAGAAGAGTCCGACGGCGGAAGCCGATCAAGTCTCCTCGTTCGTCGTAGATCCGACGGCGATGCGGCATGCGGTAAACGATACGGTGGTCGAAACGCGCGGGACGTTTGCGGTCTATCGCTGTGGGGATGTGCTGCACTCGATTCGGGGTGGGCGATTTCATCGATGTGGCTGATCGGGGTGCTGGACACGGTGATCTGGGGGAGCTGAGTGGGAGAGTCGCACGAACGAGAGGATCTCGACGCGCTGGTGAAGTCACCCGGCTGGCTGCGCTTACTCGAACGCGCTCGCAAAGAGTGGACCGAGGGCTATCCCGCCAAAATCAAACTCGCCATCGCCACCGCGCAGCACGATCGCACTGATGTGGCGTCCGCTGTCGCGAGTGTCGATGTGGCCTCGGATGCGATCAACGCGTTGTTGTCGTGGCCGAGTGACCGCGTGCGGCAACTCACCGCCATGAAAGACGAACGCATCTCACTGACGAGGGGTGGGTATGACGCTTAGACCGCTGGGAGATCGGGTGTTGGTCCTGCCCGATGCGAAACGGACGCAGACGGAGAGTGGGTTGGTCCTGCCGGAGATGCGCTGGTCAGAAGACCCCGACATCTCGGGCGTTGTCGCCGCGGTCGGCAAGGGCTGCAAGGGGACCGTGGCCGTGGGGAATCACGTCACGTTCGCGGCGCACATCGGGCAATCGTTTGTGTTGGATGGGACGCCGTATCTGGTGATGCGGGAGAGTGAGATTGCGGCCGTGTTGGAGAGTGCATGAGCGAGAACTTAATCAATGTCGAAGACGACGCCACTGAGGCGGTACCTGCTGCTGAGTCGAGCGTTCCGGAGGGTAGCGTCGGGAGCGTGGCGGCAAGCGCTGATGGAAACAGCCCAGCGCCTGCAGCAGTATCAGAAGGCGCCGAAGACCTCGACCTCAATGCGGTCGATTTCAAAGACGAAGGGCGCATCCGCGGCCTCATCGGCGAGCTCTCCCGCAAACGTGCCGAAAACCGCTCGCTCAAATCGCAAGCGGAAAAAGCGTCACAACTCGAAGCGGAGCTGAATCAGGCCAAGCCGTACGTCGATTTCCTCAAGGCCAATCAGCACCTGCTGCAGCCGCGACAGTCGGAACCCCAGACGCCCCCGGCCCCACCAGCCGCCGATCCGGATGCCGAAGAAGCCGCCCGGCTGATGGACTTCTACAAGTCTGACGGCTCACCGGACGTGGACCGGGGCGCGCGTTGGCTGGCGTTGCAGGACAAACGCGCCGGACGCGTCGCGCAGCAAGCGGTGCAGCCGTGGGCGCAGCAGAGCGTGCAGGAGCGGGCGCAGGGCAATTACACCCAACTCCGGGGCTGGGCGACCACCAACGGCATCAAGCCGGAAATCATCGATGGCATCTGGCAGATGGCGGCGCGGGAACCGAACGGCATGCACACGCTGGCGAATCCCGATTCCGTGCGCGCGTTGGCCTTGCTCGCGATGGGCGCCAATACCCTGAGCACGCCCAAACAGCCCGCTCCGCCCGCCCAGCCGCCGGTGATTACCGAGGGGTCTGGCGGCTCCCAGAAGGTGCCGCAGGCGCGTCTCAGTGCAGTGGAAGAAGCCGTGTTGAAGCATCGCGGGATGGCCGCGAATAAGTACGCCGAACTCACCAAAGGCTTCAAGCCGGGCGTCAGCAACGTGTTGGAAGAGGACTAAATGGCGAAAGCGCAGACGACTGAGATCGTGCAGATTCCGCGCCCCGACCTCCAGGTCATTGAACGGGGGTTGCGGAATGTCTTCGGGCTCCCTTCCACCGAAATCACGCTGAAGGATGCCGCGTTCGTGACCCATTGGGTGAATACGGGGATCGGCGGGGACCAACTCGGCAAGTATCTCGACGCCGGCTATCTGAAAGTGAAGCCGGAGTACCTGGCGGATCCCGATCGCGTCTCGTTCACGGTGTCCCCTGATGGCTACGTGGTGCGCGGGAACCGGGGCGAAGAGATCCTGATGTACACCCTGAAAGACGCCTACCGGAAACGGCAGTTTGAGAAAGCGCGCCGGAATCAGGAAGGCATGCGCAGTGACAAGACCGCCGCCGAAGTGACGGAAGCGGCGGGGAAATCGCTGGGCGATGAGGCTGCGTCGTTCCTGCAGAAGCGCGGCGGGGCGGTCGGCGGGGTGTATGACAGCCGCGAGCGGATTCACGTCACGCCGGAGCAAGAGTGATTCTCGCCTCCGGCTGTTTTGATGGCCTCTCCGCCCCGCAGGTGCGGTATCTCCAAGCCTGTAAACGGCTCGACCCGCACGCGACACTCGTGGTCGCGATTGAGACGGATGACTACGTGGTGCGGAAGAAAGGCCGGTATCCCTACTGGCCCCAAGCGGATCGCGCGCATGTGATTTATGCCCTCGATCTGGTCGATGACGTGATCGTGCAGACCGCAGACGAGCGCGTGCCGGATGTGATTCGCCGGCTGAAACCCCGGTATTTCGTGAAAGGCCCCGATTGGCGTGATTGCATCGACGACGCGCACCGCGCCGCCTGCGAGGAGACGGGGACCCAGCTCGTGTTCACGCCGAACTACGGCAAGCACTGGAGCCACGTGCGATGAGTAGCACGGCCACGCTGCTCAAGCATCCGCTGGCGTCGGGGACGTGGGACGCGGCCGAGCGCGACGCGATCATCCAGGTCTTGGAGTCGGATCGCCTCTCCATGGGCCGGAAGGTGGAAGCGTTTGAAGCGGAGTTCGCGCGCTACATCGGCACCAAGTACGCCGTGATGGTGAACTCGGGCTCGAGCGCCAATCTGTTGATGGTGGCGGCCTACACGCTCCGGTACGGGAAGGGGACGGTGATCGTCCCGGCGGTGAGCTGGGCGACGAGTTACAGCCCGTTTCAGCAATACGGCTGGCGGTTGGTGTTCGTGGATGTCGATGATTCGTTCAATATCGATCCGCACGAGGTGTTGGAAGCGCAGAAGCGGTATCGCGGAGCGATCGTGCTCGGGGTCCATCTCCTCGGCAATCCATGCCAGTTCTACGCCTTCGACGCGCGCTTCGACGTGCTGGAGGACAACTGCGAATCACTCGGGGCTGAGTATGGCGACAAGAAAACCGGCTCACTCGGTGTGATGGGCTCGCATTCGTTCTATTTCAGCCACCACATCTGCACGATGGAAGGCGGCGCCATCACCACCAACGACCGCACCTTCTACGAAATGCTGCTCAGCCTCCGTTCGCACGGCTGGACGCGGCATCTGCCGGAGAACAACGTGCTCGGCGCGAAGGTCGCCCCCTTTGAGTTCATCTATCCGGGCTACAACGTGCGCCCGATGGAGATCCAAGCCGCCATTGGGCTGACCCAGCTGGAGAAACTGCCCGAGATTCTGCGGATACGCCGGGATAACGCGAGACGCTTCCCCTTGCAGACCCCGCGCGAAGTCGGGACGAGCTCGTGGTTTGCCTTTGCGACGCCCAAGACGCCCGCGCTGGAAGAGAAGTGCGAAACCCGGCCCGTCGTGGCGGGGAACTTCACGCGCTCCCCGTCCTTGAAGTACTACGACCATGTGATTCAGGGCTCGTTGCCGATGGCGAACCAGATTCACGACCACTGGTGCTATCTGGGGAACAGCCCAAAGCCGATCGACTGGAGTTTTCTCGCGTGAATGACGTGGTGCTGAGTCCGCACGTCAACCGCTACACCTGCGGGACCGGGAAGTGGTCCGAACGGTTGGCGGGGCAGTTGGGCGTGCCGTTTCTGGCCCTGGACAGCCACGCGCGGCCGTGGCCGTGGCGGCGTCCGTTGGTCTCGGCGCGTCTCACCGAGATGTACCAGCTCTTTCCGCCAGAGCATCCCTACGATCTGATCATCCACGACTGGGAGACCGCGAAACGCACATGGGCACTCGGGGCGCGGCGGGTCTATGCCGTGACGCCCGCGCTCGTGGCGACGCTGGTCGCGGAAGGCCGTCCCGATGCGCAGCTGCTGCCCTGTCCCTCCTCGGTGCAGGGGACCGCGGAGGTGGTGGGGTTACGCATGCTGCTCTTCGGGATGGCCCACAAACGCCAACGCCATTGGTTGATCCGCTTGCGGGACTTGCTCGCCCATGAAGGCGACTACACCGTGTCCGTCTCCACGGCGGTGCATGAAGGCTCACCCTTTGACCGCGCCATGCTGGAAGCCGAAGACGCCTATCGGGAGCTGTTTGGGGACCATCTGCGGATGCTGGGGTTCCTGGCAGACGATGCGCTCGTGCGGGAGCTGAAGCGCTCCGATTGTTGCGCGCTGTTTTTCGACCCGGCGGCGCGGGCGAACAACACCACGCTGTGGGCGGCGCTCGAAGTGGGATGTCCGGTGATTACCAACCTGGACGAGGAGTCGCCGCGCTGTCTGGACCGCGCGGTGGTGAACATCGCGTCGGTGACACAGCTGCGGAACGAGCTTGACCGCCCGCCGTATCACCAGATTCCGCAGTGGGCGGAGGTGGTGGAGGCGCTCGGTGCGTGAACTCGTGATTGACGGCCGGCGCATTGGAGATGATGAACCCGCGTACGTCATTGCCGAGATCGGCGGGAACCACGGCGGGCAATTGGACACCGCGATGGCCCTGATTGATGTCGCGGCGCGCGCGGGGTGCGCGGCGGTGAAGTTTCAGAAGCGCGCGGTGTGGTCGCTCTATTCGCGGGCCTTGCTCCAGACACCGTATACCAGCGAGAACAGCTACGGCTCCACCTACGGGGAACATCGGGACGCCCTCGAACTGAGCCGCGCCCAATATCGCGCCTGTCAGCGGGCCAGCGAGGAGCACGGCGTCACCTGTTTTGCCACGGCGTTCGATGAACCCTCCGCGACGTATCTGCAGGAACTCGGTGTGCCAGCGTTCAAGATTCACTCCGGTGGCCTGACCGATGAGCCGCTGATTCGCCACGTCGCGCAGTACGGCAAGCCGGTGATTCTCTCGACGGGCGGCGGGGATCTCGAGGACATTGACCGGGCGGTCTCGTGGCTAGGCGACTGCCCGCATGCGATCCTGCACTGCACGGCGAGCTATCCCCTGAAACCGGAAGACGCGCACCTGAACGTGATTCGCA